AAAAGTAATCCTAACTTCTCTAAGAACTTTGAAACATATAAATTATAAGAAATGAGCTACGCACTATTTGTAAGCAGAAACGATATTATTAAGAATTCCCCTTTACAGGGTGCAATTGATGCAGATAGACTGTTACCATTTGTGAGAACAGCGCAGGATAAATACATGCTAAACCTATTGGGTACGGTATTGTTTTATTATTTGCAAGGACATATTGAGGCTGGGACTGTGAATACATTATCAGTATTTTACCAAGACCTAATCAATGACCACATTAAACCAACCCTAATATGGTATAGTTGTGTGGAGTATGTACCATTTTCTTCAGTACAATTCAAATCTGAAGGAGCTGTTAAACATCAATCAGAACAATCAGTATCTCCTGGTAAGAATGAAATAGATTACCTATTACAAAAGTGTATGAACTCTGCTGATTTTTACGCAACAAGAATGCAAAACTATTTAGTAGCATACTCTAACCAAATACCACAATACCTTCAAAGTGTTGGTAACTTAACGCAGGTATTCCCTGATTTTACTAACCAATATTTCGGCGGTATCCAATTATAATAATATGAGCGGATTAAATGTAATAAATAATACTGGTACTAACTATTCGTTGTACTATAATGTGTTGGATTATTTCAAAACAATAATGAGTAATCATCCAGCTATTCAGAGTGCAACGCAAGGTGATATTTTTGAAATAGATGATAAAGAATTTCCTCAATATCCATTAGGTAATATCCTTATTACTAATGCAGTATTTGATGGCTCTCAAACTGTATATACTTGTCAACTTACTGTAGCTGATAAGATTAAATTAAAAAACAACGAATCAGTTGGAGTGTATAACAAACAAACGATACCTTACTATGGTACGGATGACACGGTTGATATACATGCTAATACCCTATCTATAATCAATGATTTGGTATCATATACTCAATATGCCACCACCAATTTTGATATTGATGGTACGATAAGCTGTGAAGCATTTAAGGATAAATTTGACAACGGATTGGGTGGCTGGGTAGCTACCTTTGACCTTACTACTCATAACGATAGACCTAGATGTATTTACAATTTATTAACTGAGTAATGAAAGAATTAGAACAAGTAGCTAAAACATTCACATCTCTAGCTCAACTCTATATGGTGAGTGGGAATTGGAAACCTGCTTATAAAACAGGTAATCTATATAATAGGATTGGTTCATACAACCAACCTAGCCGAATGATTACTTCAAAAAGTACTAAAAGTGCTACTAAATTTAAGATACCACAAAAATCATTTAATGTATCTTTACAATTTGCACCTCCGGGCGCAGAGTATGGTAAGTGGGTTGAATGGGGTAATGGTACAGGCGTAGGTGCTGGTAGACCCAGACCATTTGCTAAACAGGCATCACAAGACCCTTTATTAAAGAAAACAATAGATGCTTATGTTAATGGGTATGTAGAAAAAGATTTCCTACCTGTAATAAAAATAGGTTTAGATAGAGCTTTTCGTAGTTTAAGTAAGGAAAGAGCTAGAAGATAATACCCTCCGATACAAATTCGTTTTCGTTGGTTAAATGATAAAGATTTTAGAATGTCACTAAACATAACTCAATATCCAGCAACCGCATCATTGGCACAATCTCCAATGATATTCACTGTTGCTGAAAATACCCAAGCGGTATTAAGTGCATCTTTCCAATACTATGCTAACCTTTATTATTGGGATGGTGGTCCAAGTAACTCTGGTTCTGCACCAAATTATGTTCTTACCAAATATCCAAATGAAAGCTTGGTAGGTATGTTTGATGTTAGTAGAATACTAAACTCTACACTTACTGATTTAGCTTTTTCTAACACATCAAATATAAAATATTATAAATGTGATTTCTATTGGAACTATCTATCCTCTAATAATGTAATTGTATCATCATCAATAGTTTCGAGTGGTACATATAAAGCATTAGATGGGTACGCAATATTCCAAGAACCAATCAATCAACAAATTGTATCTAAATCAGTACATTGGCCTATAATGAGTGATGGTCCTGTATCTCAATCTTTTTTAGATACTACAAGTGGATGGATGACAACTTATACTGGAGCTGCAGGAACATCTCAACCAACCCGAATGGTTTATTCAGGTTCATTAGGTAATGGTTCAATTAACGTAAGTAGCTCACTTTCATCCTCACAACAAACACAATATTTTCCTATATCTTCTGGATGTAGTGATTTTCCATTAAACGTATTAACGGATACATTTAGTGTACAAGCTTACAATGGTTCTACTCCATTAGGTTCTTCGATTAATTTTACAAAGGCTTGTTTACAAAAGTATCCAAACATTAGAATTAAATGGAAAAATAGATATGGACAATTTGATTACTATAATTTCTTATTAGTAAATAGACAAGGATTTCAATCTACTAAGAGAACATATCAGCCACAATTAGGAACATGGCAAGGTACATCTTTGAGTTATAACAATTATGATAGCTCTAACTTAAATTATCTATCGGATAGTAAACAAACTCTTAGTGTAAATACAGATTATTTAGATGATTCTTATAATGATATATTAAAACAATTGTTAGTATCAGATGAAATATATTGGGTGTATGAATCTACTGCATCAACTGAAACAGTAAGACCTATTACAATTAGAACTGATAGTGTTGTGTTTAAGACTGGTGTAAATGATAAATTAGTTCAATACCAATTTGATTTTGATTGGGGACAATCTTATAAATTAATTATATAATGGCTATAACTACTACGCAAGGTTTTATATTCAAACTAGTTGCAAATGACATAATTTTAGACCTATTTGCTGATGAAGACATTTTGTTATCTGATAATGTTACAGGTTTATTTGATTTGGGTATTGTACCTGCCGATTTTACTAGGCAGATTACGTTGCCCGGTACCAAAAAGAACAATGCTTTCTTTGAGCATGTGTATGATATTAGTGTATTTAGTCCTGATACATTTGCTACCAACATAAAAGTTCCAGCTTATTTAGATTTTGATGGATTGTATTTGGCACAAGGTTATTTACAATTAAACAAAGTAAATGTAATAGCAAATAAATTTATTGATTCTTATGAAGTAACTTTATTTGGTGCAGTATCTTCTTTTGCTAGACAGGTTAATAGAAGTTATCTAACTGATTTAAGTTCTTTATCTGCATACAATCACACATCTTCATATAGTAATATATCATCAAGTTGGAGTGGAAATTTATTTAATGGTGATATTGTTTACCCATTAGCAGAATATGGACAAAGAATGCAATTTACGGAAGGTAGTCTTAGTCAGTTTGGTGTAGATGATATAGATGGTGCTTTAAGTACGCAAGATTTCAAACCTGCAATTAAATCTAAAATAGTTTGGGATGCAATCTTTAACGAAGCTGGGTACACATACTCATCTTCATTTATAGATAATGGTGGTTTTGATAACATTTATTTAGTATGTAATAGAGCTCTTAAATATCCTATATATGAAAATGTTGATTTAGAAACATACGGAGTAATAAGGATAGGTGCTATTGCTGGTGCTGGTATGACAGATGTTGTATTACCTGCTAATACATTTGTTACCCTTCCTTGGTATAACAAATTGGAAGACCCACAAAACTTTTATAATAATGGTGCATACAAAGTAGAAAAATCTACTTCACTTAGAGGAATATTAAATTTGAATATCAATGTTAGTTGCTCATTAAATAATATGCCTGGTACTTTTTCAGCAAATGGAACTTGGCAACTTCGTTTAATAGAAACTGGTAGTGGTACACAATACTCATTAAGAGCTATACAATCGTATATACAATTCTTTGATGAATTACAACAAAGTAGAACTGGTGGGATTAATACAACATATCAATTAGAAAGTGAATTTACAACTGACCAATTACCGCCAGGAAATTATTATTTTCAAATTAAACAAAGACCGAATGTAGCTACAGGTGTATTACCAACTGTAACGATGGACCCACTTAGTACAACAAAATCTTTTTTACAAATAAGAAAAGTAAATCAAGCAGCTGATGATAGGATTATGAATATTCCTCTTAACATGCCATTTGGTACATCGGGTATTAAGCAGATTGATTTTATAACATCTATACAAAAGAAATTTAACTTAGTAATATATCCATCTAAAACACAAGTGAATGAATTTATTGTTGAACCATTTAACAATTGGTACAAAGATGGAGAAATAAAAAACTTTAACAAATACATTAATCTTGATGAAAGATTAGAAGTAATTCCAGCAAACAACTTAGCTGTAAATGAATTAAACTTTGGTGATAGATTAGACCAAGATTATATTTCACAACAATTTAGTAAAGCTGCCAATAGAGAATATGGTAAAGCGTATTATACTGATTTAGAAAACTTCTTCTCACAAGGAAAGTTTGAAGTTAAAACAGCAGTATCACAAACACCATTATTACAAATATTAGGTACAGGTATATCTGGTTCGGTTCAAGGATTTAATCCACCTGTAACATCCTATCAATGGTCAATGGGACCTCAAGGATATGGTAGTAGTACTGATGCATGTATTAATACATACTATTATCCTATACCAGTTTATACAGCTGAACAATCTCCATATACTATAACTACTTTTTATACTAATGCAGCATTAACAATTCCTTTTAATGGTAATAACAACTATTGGAAATTTTATAGTCTATCAAATCCTGGTGTATTTTATGTTGCGAACATAGGAAGCAGCGGAGATAATTACTTTTCAACAAATTGTTAAAATACTATGTCACAAATTATACCAATATTCGTACCAACTTACATCTCTGACCAGAATTACAATCCTTCCAGAGTACAACCTCGTTTACTTTATTATAATGGACAGGTTGATTGTCAGCCATATTATTTGGTAGATAGTACTGGATTGGCGCATGAAACACCTCAATTTCCATACTTTGACAATTATAGTGTAGTATCTGGTTCTCAATTTCCAACATCAGGTTCCAATTCATTATTATTTTTTAATGAACAACCTTCGTATGGTACAATACCAGAACAATCATTATTTTCAGAATATTGGAGTGATTATGTAAACTTATTGTATAATCCTAGAACTCGTTTAATTAACGCATCTGCTATTATACCATTGGCTGATTACTTTAAGATGGAGTTAAATGACATAGTTAGTTTTAGAGGAAACTATTATCACTTACGTGCAATCAATGACTACAACTTAAAAAATGGTAATTGTAAAATTCAATTATTAGGTCCGATACTACCTGAAGCACTTCCATTTGCGCAAGATGCTCAACCAATAGAACCTACAACTACAACAACATCTACAACTACAACATCTACTACAACCAGTACAACAACAAGTACTACAACAACAACTGAGCCTCCATTAGATTGTACTCAATATACATTTGATGGTAATATATCAGGTGCAAGTTTAACAGCGTTTTGGGTTGATTGTGAGAGTGGTATTACTCAATCACAATTTGTACCAGCTGATACAACTTATGGACCTGTATGTGCTAGAACTGGTACGGCTACTGGACAAGCATTTACAACAGGTGGTGATTGTACACCTACAACCACAACTACAACAACTACAACAACTACAAGTTCAACAACTACAACAACAGGCGGTAGTGCTACATTAGCATGGAGTTTTAGTGAAACAGGTGGAGCTAGAGGACAAATGGATTTATATGTAAATGGTTCAATTGTTGAAAGTAGAAGTATTACATCATCAGGAACATATACTGTTTACGTTGGTGATACAATTAATGTTCAAGTAACTGCTGATGATTGTGGTTCACCTAACAACTATTCAAATGCATATTGTACAGGTATTATAACTGATGCAGATTGTAATCCAAGCGGTACGGCAAGTATCTTTACATCAGTTTATACTGTTGTAAGTGGTGATATTGGAGACACATTAAACTTAGATTGTTTTGCAGCATGTGATGGAGGCTGTTTATAAAATAAAATGTTATGCAACAAACACGATTTATATGTGCGCAACCAGCCAATGATTATTACAAATGGCAAGTTGAAGTACTAATTAATAACTTCATAAAGCATGGAGTAAACCCAAATCAAATTGATATATTGGGTGCAATAAATAATGGACATATACCTGATGATTGGAGGAAACTTCAAGCTCATTACAATACAGTCCGTTTCTTTTTCTATGAGGATACTAGAGCAGATTACTCTTATATCCCATCAATTTATTTTAACCTAATGAAACAACATCTTAAAGCATACCCTGCTTTGAAAGATGAATGGTTATTTTTGCATGATAGTGATATAGTATTTACTCGGCCGCCTGAATTAGATTGGCATAGAAAGGATAACACTTGGTATATGAGTGATACAAACTCTTACATCAACTACGATTACATACAACAAAAAGGAAACCACATATATGAGGATATGTGTAACTTAATTGGTATAGATAAACAAATACCTAAGCTAATGAATAATCATTCAGGAGGCGCTCAGTATTTGATTAAGGGAGAAGGATTTGAGTTTTGGGATAAAGTAGAAAAGGATGCAATTAAAATGTATTCTTATTTTTGTTCAGTAGAGCATTTACATATTAAGAAAGCTGATTGGGATTATCCAATACAAAAGTGGACAGCAGGTATGTGGGCTTTATTATGGAACGCATGGTTATTCGGACATGCTACGCAAGTTGATGAAAGAATGGCATTTGGATGGAGTACTGATAACCAAAAATCAATAGAAAAATATTGGATATTACATAATGCAGGAGTAATGGATGCAAATAGTGGTATGTTCCATAAAGCATCTTATATCAATAAATTACCTTATGGTGAAGAATTAGTAATGGATGAAAATAGAGCAAGCAAATACTATTGGGAGCAAGTAAAAGAAACAGCTAAAAAAACAATTCTATGAATTTAGTAGAAACATTTACAGAGATTTTTGATAAGAACCTATGGGCATCACATGAAAGTGTAAGTGGTGGGGGTTCTGAAATGCAAAATACAAAAGTAATCCGTAGGGAATTACCATACCTAATACAAAAGTTTGGTATCCAATCTATTTTAGATATTCCATGCGGAGACTGGAATTGGATGAAAAATGTGGATTTATGTGGAGCTTCTTATATAGGAGCAGATATAGTAGAACCATTGATACAAAAGAATAAATGGCAGTATAGAGATGTGGACTTTAGAGTGTTGGATATTACTAAAGATGCACTACCTAAAGTAGACCTTATATTCACCAGAGATTGCTTAGGACACCTTAGTAATGATAATGTGTTAAGAGCTATAAGAAACTGTCAGGAAAGCGGCTCAAAATACCTCCTGGCTACATCCTTTACTAAATGGAATAGTAACCCTGATATATTAGATGGTGGATGGAAGTGCATAAACCTAATGATAGAACCATTTCAATTAAATCCAATATATTTGATTAATGAGGATTGTCAGGAAGGATACCCACACTATAATGATAAGTGTATGATTTTGTTCCAATTAAACCCTTAATCACAAAACACAACTTAAATGTTAAATGGGTATGATAAAGACTGTAATTGATTTGTTGAATTTAGAGGACTTTTATGGAATATCAGAAGATATTGATATTGCCAAAGGTAAATACAAATATCCACAAACCATAAAGGAAGCTAAATCGTTATTAAAAAGAATTTGGAAAAGTAAACGCTAATGGCAGATAATACTACAACGTACACAGCCGTAATTGATACCCAAGTAAAGGGTGCGGAGGAAGTAGGAGACTTAGGTGATAAGGCCGAAGAAACCGCAGGCTCCTTTGTCAAACTTCAATTACAAATACGTCAAACACAAAAGGAATTACAAGCTGCTGCGGCTGCAGGAGATAAAGTAAAGTTTAACAAACTACGTGGTGAATTAGATGAGTTAGAAGAAGGATTAGAAAAAGTTCAATTCCAAGCTAAACAATTTGATGACCAATTGGCATCGTTACCTGGACCTGCTGGAGCAGCTGGTAACGCAATCAAATCAGTTGATGGAGCATTCAAAGTTCTTATAGCAAATCCTATCATTGCGGTTATTGCCGCTATTGGTGGTGCGTTGTTACTAATGAAGAAAGCACTTAGTTCAACTGCTGAAGGACAACAAACTCTTAATAGATTATCACAAGCATTTTCAGCTATATTAGGACCTATTCTTGCAACTGTAGAAAAAGTAGCAGTTCCGTTATTCAATGGATTTGCATTTATATTAGAAAAGGTTGCTCAAGGTTTCCAAAAGTTTGCTAAGTTCTTAGGTATTTCAGAAGCTAAGATTAAAGAATCAACTCTTGCAGTAGATGAGGTTCAACAAAAAGCTAATGAAGATGAGAAAAAGAGACAAGAAGAACTAACTAAGAAAACCGAAGAACAAAACAAAAAGAGAGCAGATGCTAATGCTAAAGCAGCAGCTGATAAAAAGAAGAAGCAAGAAGAAGCAGCAGCTGCTGAAAAGAAAAGATTAGAAGAAGAAGCTAAGAACTTAGAAGCGGCTAATAAAGTACTAACTGAAGCATACATTGCTACATTAGAACAAAGAGACCAGGAGATATACAAAGCTGGACAAGCACAAAACGAAAGATTATTAGCATTAGAAAAAGCTGGTATCAAAGATAAATCATCAGTATTAGAGCAAGGTAGATTAGAAATAGCTGCAATCAATAAGAAGTACGATGATGAGGAAGCTAAGAAGATAGAAGAAAAGAAGAAGAAGGATGATGAAGATGCTAAGAAGAAAGCAGAAGAAGATAAAGCTAAAGTAGATAAAAAGAGAGAAGATGATATTTTAGGATTAGATACTCAATTACAATTTGAAAATCTATCATTCCAAAGAAGAAAAGAACTTATAGATGAAAAGGAAAGAGTTCTATTATCAGATAAAGAATTAACTGAAAACCAAAGAACAGCTATTCAGAAAGCAGCAGCAGCTGAAAGAAAGAATATCGATATGGCTGAATTGGATGCTAAAGCTGAAATACAAAATGCTTACATAGATTTAGCTGGACAGTTTGGTTCTCTATTACAACAAATAGCTGGTAAGAATAAGAAGATAGCAATCGCAGGTATTATCATTGAACAAGCTGCATCTATTGGTAGGATTATTGCAAATACAGCAGTAGCAAACGCTAAAGCAGTAGCCGCATTCCCAGTAACATTTGGACAACCATTCGTTACTATAAACACAATATCAGCAGCATTAGGTATAGCATCTACAATTGCAGGAGCAGCTAAATCAATATCACAAATCAATTCATCTGATAGTGGTGCAGCTGGAGGAGGTGGAGCATCTTTACCTCGTTCATCAGGCGCTTCGGTATCAGCACCTACGGTAGCATCGGCAACTGCACCACAAATACAAGGTACAGCCGCAGCAACGCCAGGTGCACAAATAGCAGATACAATATCAGCTGCAAGTGGAAAACCTGTAAAGGCTTATGTAGTTAGTGGAGATGTATCATCACAACAGGCATTAGATAGAAGAACTTCTAACGCAGCAACATTCGGTGGATAATATATAAATATATATAAATATATAACGATAAATCAAAGTAAAATTGTTAAAGGACATGGAATTATACGAACTTATTATAGAGGATGAAAATACAGACGAAGTATATGCGCTGAGTCTTGTGGAAAATCCTGCTATTGAAGCTGATTGGGTTTACTTTACAGAACATAAAGAGCAAGTTAAATTTGCTACTGTTGATAATGATAAGAGAACTATTGTAGCACCTGTTCTTATACCTGATAAAAGAATTTATAGAGTAGATGAAAGAACTGGACATGAGTACGAAGTATTTGTAACTGCTGAAACTATTGAGAAGTTAGCACAACAATATCTTATGAAGGGTTATCAGAATAAAGCAACTGTTGAGCATGGTGAGAATATAGATGGTGATGTGACTGTGGTAGAAAGTTGGGTGAGTAAATCATCTACAAAAGATAAATCAGCTAACTACTTTAGTAGAATATTCCCTGCTGGAACTTGGTTCGTTACTATGAAAGTAAACGATGAAAAACTTTGGCAAGATTACGTTAAGACTGGTAAAGTAAAAGCAATATCTATTGAAGGTTTATTCGGACATCAGTTAGTTAAGGCAGCAGCTATTGCAGAATTAATGGAAAAAGATATTAGTGATTTAAGTGAAGATGAGGCAGTAGTAGTACTATCTAAAATCAGAGCCGTAATCTCTAAGGATAAAAGATACAAAGAAAAAAAAAGAATTGACTTAGAATCATTCTCTGATTATGGAGATGGTGTAAAAGGAAATGCTAAGAGAGTATTAGAGTATGTAGATAAGAATGGTTGGGGTGGTTGTGGTACGCCGGTTGGTAAGCAAAGAGTTAATCAGCTAGCTAAAGGTGAACCTATTTCAGTAGATACAATCAAACGCATGTATAGCTATTTGAGTAGACATGAAGTTGATTTACAAAATTCAAAATCTTATGGTGATGGATGTGGTAAGTTAATGTATGATGCATGGGGTGGTAAAGCAGCATTAGGATGGAGTAGAAACAAACTAAGAGAGTTGGGTTTACTACAAGAGAATGAAGCTCAACCATCAATTCCAAACTCAAGCTATCCTGGTCAAGCAGCTAGTGGGAGTGTAGCACCAGAACTATTAGGTGATGTTCCTCCTATATTGCAAGATTTCGCAGATTGTCCTCCAGCAACTCAAAACATAGCATTAAATTTATACAATAGAAGTATAGCAATTAAACAAGCTAACTACGGTCCTTTGAATCCAAATGAACCAAACGAAGATTATTGGAAAGCAAAAGCAGACCAATTCGGAGGCTCAATAGAAGAAGCTAAATCAGCATTATGTGGTAATTGTGCATTCTTTGATTTAAGAAAAGAAACACTTAATTGTATAGCAGAAGGTATTGGATATGAAGATGACCCAGAATTAGTAATTGAAGCTGGTGAATTAGGTTATTGTGAAGCATTTGATTTTAAGTGTGCAGCAAGTAGAACTTGTTCTGCTTGGGTAGTAGGCGGACCTATAAAAGATTAAGAGATGAATAATAACAAAGTACATAATAAGATATTACAATTCGCTATACCTGAAATTACATTCACACAATTCTATTCATTCCTTATGGATAGTACTCCATCAAATCCTATATGGGTTAAATGGAACAAAGTAGATGGTGGTCAAACAACTCGTTCAGTAAATTGGGGACCGTTCTTAAATGGTATAGCTAGAGGTGCTATCTATGATTATGAGGCCTTAGATTATATGGTTGTACAATCCGAAGATAACAATGGAGATTGGAGAACAATTAACTTAGGTTTTGTTACCGAATGCCGTTGGGAAGGTAAGAGATATAGAGTTAGATAATAGTACTAATGTACTCTCTAAGTACAGGTTCACTAACACCAAATTTCTTAGCTAAACGGGTAATACCAAACTTAACAGAAGTTGATTTGAAGTTTTCCTTCACAATCATTTTTTCCTCCTTAGTTAAAGAAGTTTTCTCAATAAAGTTAAGTGATGTATTACCATCCATCCATTGCTTTCTGAATAAATTAAATTGAGCAGTTAGGTTATTCATTATCTTTGTGATGTGATGACGGGATGGCATTCCATCTACAGCCGCCATTTGGTTTACAATCTTTCTACGATTTATATCTTCAACCTTTTCAAAGTTATTTAGTAAATCAACTAAGTAAACTCCAACAGGTCTATATTTTTTGTTTGGTAGTATTTGTTCTAAATTCAATTCTAAATACATAGTGAAGGCCTCCAATAGTAATCTGGATTCATTAGCCTTTTCATCCCTTGCATCCGTATTAGGTTTATCAAATTCGACAGACATATAACTGATAGGAATATATCTTTTTAAGTGAGTATAGTTTCTATTGTTGTGTATCATATAATAGAACTTAGCCATAACAGTAAAGTAAGAGAATGCTTTAGTACCAGTGCCACAATTAAACATGTGCATCTTCTCTACAATGTGAGCAACACAATCCATCTGCATATCAATTGCATCTGTATCAATATAAGATACCTTTAACTTATTAAACCACACCTCCGATATTTTACAAAGAGCAGGGTATATTAGTTTGAAAGCATTTTCCTTTTCTCTTTGGTTATCAGAATTAAGGTAGATACATACTGCATCTTCTACGGATTGATTGAAGTAATTATTATCAGGATTCTTTTTGCGTGGCATTATAACATTGTTTATTATTATAACAAATTCATTTTCGTTTGTTATAAGACAAAGGTACGAAAAATACCTGATAAAACCAAATAATATGCCAGTAGATAAACCAAAAGCAGGAGAAACAAAAGAGCAGTATTTAGAATATTGCATACCAGCAGAAATTAAAGCAGGATACGAATCAGCACAAGCAGCAGCTATTTGTATTTCTACATACGATAGAACAGAACTATCTAAACAAAAACTAAGTAGTGCACAAAGTAGAGTACAATCTAAATTAAACTTTGATGCTAAGTACGAAGGTATCAATCTTACAGCTATGGCTGAGGATGGATTAGAAGGTGCTTGTTGGGATGGATACGAAGCAATTGGTACTAAGATACTAGATGGTAGAGAAGTTCCTAATTGTGTTCCTATTAAAGAATAATATATATTTATAATAGGTGGGCACCCTATATCTAATTGCCATTATATATTTCTTATTTTAAGTTAAGCCCACCTTAGAGCCTGTTTTCATTTAGCAGGCTCTTTTTTTTGCGCATAAGAAAGGGGAGACTATGAAGAACTCCCCTACTTAATTACAGGAATAAAAAGTGGCAGCTTAAAGACCTGTAAATTTCTTTTTATATTGAGATAGTTTAGTAACCACATCAGTACTATCAAAACACTTAGTATATTCTATATCATTCATCTTATCATCTCTATATGCATATATTAACCAACCAGTAGAAGATACTCCACTCCATAAACATTCGTTAATAGAATACTCCTCATCTATCCCATCAATCAATTTCATTTTAATAACCTCTCTACTTTTATCCTCTCTAATAAAGATAATATCCTTAAATGCATGTGGGAATCCATTATCATCGTACAATGCTATATTCATTGTAGGTAATGGTGATTTTAAGTGAGCAATACTTTCACTTCTTTTAGTTGCTGTTTTTAATTGAATCTCTCTCATTATATTACTTTTTTATTTATAATTTTATAAAATCTAATCTTACCTTCCTTTTGTAATCTATCCATCTCTGGCTTTACATAAACCACACTACCAACATACATAGCATCTGCATCTGACCATGCATATATGTTATCAATAGTAATAGGTTTAGTACCTTTATCAGTTTCAATAAGGAATTGTACTTTGTACTTTGTACCAGTTTCTTTCCTCATTATAAACTTTTCTTCTTCTACTCTATCCTGCATTTCTTTAGGTAGAGAATTGAGAAGCGCCATCAAGCGCCTCTCAACTGATAATAATCTTTCTTCCATAACTTAATCAATTGGGTACATAAGGTTATCTAATTCAGATTCTAAGTACGATAATCTATACTTTAATTCCCATACTAATTCTTCATTAGCTGGATGACTGTAGTTTTCACAGTCCTTAATTTCAGCTTTGGTTTCTTTGATTTGCTTTTGTAACCAATTTTGTAATGCGTTTACTTTGTTGTTCATAACTTATTTGTTTTTATTTTGTTTTATTTATTATCAACCATTGTGTGTAAATCATTTCACATTCTTTAAGGAGCTTTTTATCCCTTTTATTATATGAATCATTCATAACTATGTTTTTCAAATCAGTAATACATTTTTCTACATCACTATCACTCAAATCTTCATAATCATCACCATCATCAAAAGTA